CCCGTCGAAGACAGACGTAACAAGAACATGGCGCAAGGCTAGATTGCTTCTGCGTTTAAATGGAGAAGCCTATGAAAGCCGTGCTCGAGTTCAACTACCCGCAGGACACTGACAAGTGCCGCAGGGCGATCCATGCAGACGAGGCGTTCAAGGCTTTGCAGGAGATCAGGCGCAGCTTGGATCGCAAGTTCACACATAAGTCAGACCTCGAAGAGGCGCTGAAGTATGTGCATGAGGTCACCGAGTACGTCTTGAAAACAACAGGAGAAGTTGAATGAGCGACTGCCAACACCGCTGGGAGCCCGTCACGGGCCAACCCATTTACAAATGCGCCCGGTGCGGCGCGTTCATGAGGATTATCAAATGAGCACCTACGATGAAATTGCTGGCGACATCGCTCTTGCCGAGCAAGCATGGGAGAAACGCCAAGCAAGCCTCCATTTCCGCACCGAGATGTGGACAACAAAGGACAGGCGACAGATTGCCATCAAAGACATGGAAGACAGCCACCTGTTCAACGCCTATAGGCACAGCCAAAGCGGTTTGCTGTTCCGCGAGATGGTGCTGCGCCTGTTTGAAGAAAGGATGAAGAAATGAGCAACACAAACACAGGTGGGCCAGCGTTTCCGTCAGGTTTGATTGACCCATCAACCCCAGAAGATGCAGTGCAGTCGTTACACAACGGCATGACCCTGCGCGACTACTTTGCGGCCAAGGCGATGCAGTCATTGATCCGTACAGCGCCACATGGAACGGCTTTTGGCGAGAACAATGAAACGACCAATCTGACCTACGCTTTTGCCTCTTACGCAATGGCAGACGCCATGCTGAAAGCGGGGGAAGCATGACCGAAGACGAAGACAAGCCAACCCCGGCTGACGGGCAGTTGATCTGGATACTGTGGGCCTTCATCGTGCTGATGCTGGGGCTGTTGACATTGAGGAGTTGTTTATGAGAGACGTAGTTGAGATGGCGCGTAGAGCAGGTGCTGTATTTCCCTTAGATGGGAGCTACCACACGTTTGAGCGCCGCGAAGACCTTGAAGCCTTTGCCAATCTTGTCCGCGCTGATGAGCGTGAGGCAGAGCGTGAGCGCATCTGCCAAGCAATCAAAGAAGAGGACGACTACTGCGTCACCGAGGGCGACTACATGCTTGATTCTGACGACTGCATCGCCGTAGCAAAAGGTGTGTGGGTGCGGCCTGTGGGAGATGATTGGACACCCTGCATGAAGCTGCCAGTAGTGGTGCATGTTCGCCAGCAGCGCCCCGGCGAGTCACATGTAAGCACCCGCGAAGGCATCACACCCGTTAAGCCTGATGACCTCATCATGCGCGGTGTATCGGGCGAGGAGTACCCAATCGGTCGGGCGATCTTTGAGCAGACCTACACGCTTGACACCACACCACCCTCAGCACCTACTGTGCAGGAAGCGATGGCGGCGATTGATACGCTGAAGTTTCTTGGCTACACCTACCATGGTGGCGAGAAATGGAAACCGCCACTGGGAGCAGCACCTGTGCAGAAAGGTTGGAAACTTGTTCCTGTTGTGGCAACCCGTGAAATTGAAGATGCCATTGGTAAAGCCAGAAACCTGAAGGCATCCGAAATTTGGGAGGATGCTCTTGCTGCCACCCCACCCGCAGCACCTGTGCAGAAACGCCCACCTAACTGTGGAACGGGCTATTGTTCGTGCGTTGAATGCGTGATGGAACCCGCAGCACAGCCAGCACAGCAAGAGCCGATTAACGTAGCGCAAGCCTATGCGATGGCTCAGGTTTGCTTAGATTTGCATGATGCCCTCGGCTGCAAGTGGGGTGACAACCCGTATCTTGCAATAGACCGACTCAAAACCGCAGCTCCTGTGCCGCTGAAGGATGAGCTGATTGGCAAAGCATGGGCAGTTGCCGATGGCGAACACAATGCAAGCGCATCGGTAAAACGCCGTATTACCCGTTCCATCGAAACCGCCCACGGCATCACGAAAGGAAACTGACATGACACACATCACAATTGAAAAAGCAAAGCTGGAGCAGGCTTTGTCAGCTTTGAAGCGAATGGCAAGTTTTGGCAACACTTTCGGCTATCGGTCATCGGAACAAAACCCGTATGAGCAAGTTTGCGAAGCCATCATAGCCATAAAGCAAGACCTTGCCCTCGACAAGATGGCAGAGAACGCCAGAGAGTTGGGGCTGGACTATGAGCCTGTGCAGCCTGTGGCGTTTGAAGTCGGCCTTGTCGAATGGGTCGGCAACAAGCTGATGGCTACACCGAAAGTTACAACCACCCCACCCGCATCATGGATGGAGATGGTCACGGCGAATCTCGTCCGAGAGGGTGTCAACAAGCACAAGGCCCGTGAACTGGCAGAGCACTTTTACGGCCTTGCACAGCGGCCTTTTGTTGGGCTGACGGATGAGGAAATCATCAAGGCTGTGCCCGGCGGTATCTACGACTGTTTGAATGACCCGTGGGACTGCGGAGTCGGTGATGGCGATACGTTGCGAAGCATAAAAAAAGATGTTCTGAGAATCGCCCGAGCCATCGAAGCCAAACTCAAGGAGAAGAACAATGGATGAAATCAATTACAGCTTCAAGCCAACCGGGCAGGTGGGGACCTTCAGCATCAAGCCCGACTACAACATCTGCTTTTGCAACAACGGCCAAGAGATCGGCAAGTTGGACTTCAACGGCCCTGCACTGGTGTTCACAGGTGACGCAGAAGAAAGCGCCAAGGTCTTCATCGACTTGGTTGCACGGAGCTTTGCAGGGCGGCTGGAGGAGGAGCGCAAGGCAGAGCGTGCAAGACTTCAACCTAAAAAAATAAAAGCATCAAAAGATGACTATTGCCAAGGCGATGAAAGGTACTACGCAAATGAATAAATCTACGATAGACATGGCCCGTGAAGTCTACGGCGCACACACGGAATGGTCTGGCGCACCGTTTGACCGGCTGGAGCAGCTTGTTGCCCTTGTCCGTGCTGATGAGCGTGAGGCTTTCAACAAAGAGCGCCAGCAATACGCCGACTGGCTTGATGAGGCTGCTGCTGACATTGAAGATTGGGGAATGTACGCCAGCGAGTATTTGCAGCAAAAATGGGACTTGCCCGATCAGGTGCAGGATTACAAGAACCGAGCATTAGCTATCCGTGCAAAGGCAAACACATGACCCGCGAAGAACTCGCAGCCATCCCGCTGCAATACACCTTTGGTTACAGCGTCGAGAGCTACGCCCTGCGCCAGTACATCAGCGATGACAACCTGATTGCCAAGCAGGTTTACACGCCCCGCAACAAGAAGACTGGCGAGTGGGGCAAAGGCAAGACCACCTTCAAGCTGCTGGACACCGGGGAAGAATTTGACACCATCGACGGCCTGTTGGCTGGAATTAACGCAAGGGAGATCACATGAGAGACACGATAGACATGGCCCTTGACCAAGACCTGCTCAAGCGCATTAAAGAGCTTGGCGGTGGCAGCTACAGCCTTCTGGCCTACCTAATGGATGGAACCATCATCGGCATTGGTGAACTGATGTTCACCCGCGCCATTTACATCGACCTTGATCTGAATGGCTGGGGTAAGCGCTTCTGCTTCGAGGACAGGGACTTAGCTGTCGAGGAATTCATGAAACTGAAAACAGGCGATGACGAGCCGACCGGCTGGGTCGCAAGGAGAGGACGATGACCAAAGAAGACGCACTCAAACTGATCAAGCTGCTGTCCGCGATGGAGTCGTGGGCGTTCAGCGCCAAGACGGACCTGCCCGAATACCTGCACGAAGACCTGTGTCTTGCTGTGGAGAAGTTGGAGAAAATTGTTTTGAAGGAGAAGCCGTGAGATACGAACAAGCCAAGCCGCTGGTCGAGACGCTGATGAACTTGGCCATCTTGTACCACGGTGCGCCCACCATGCTCAGACACAAGATATACGAGGCGCTGGACAACTACCTTCCGCACATGGATGAGGGTTGTCGCACCCGTGGTTGTATTGCAGTTGATCACCTTGAGAAGGGTGCGCAATGACCACAACCAACACGGGACCGAACGTCATCAAGGCACTAGAGGCGCTCGCAGAGTTTAAACGCTTGACCGCGCAAGAATTTGCCGACTATGCAGACATCCATCGGTATGACGCACATGCGGTGCTGAACCGAATGAACAAGAGAACAAAGGCTGGCGAGAAGCGCATACACATTGCCGACTGGACATACTCACATGACGATGCGAGGCGTTACCCAAGGCCGGTGTTCATGCTTGGAGACTTGCCCGATAAACCAAAGCCTAAGCCCAGCCTGCGCGAGAACCGAAGGCGCAGTGAGACCAACCGCAACGCTCAATTCAGAATGAACAGTGTGTTCAACATGGCGATGACACGCGACAAGATCAGAGAAATAAGGAGATCACTATGAAAAAACAAACTTGCAACTGCCACCCCGACTCGCCCTTCCACTGGGCTCACAACAAGCAGCCGAGCATCTTTCTGCAAGACCAGTCCTTCCGGGCCAAGGGTGTTGCAGCAAGCACCGACTACAAAGCGTTTGGCATCTACTCCAGAGCCACGCCACAAATCAAGCCATATTTAAACAAGCACGAACTTTGAAAGGATTCATCATGCAAGAAGATTTGTTTAGCGCATCAGAGAAGGGTCACGCCGCCGCACAGGCATCGGCTGAACGAGCCGACCGCGAGATCGATGACTGGACATTAAAGGCTGTGGCCTTGTTTGCTGAATACGCAGCAAAGGCACAGTCTCCCTTCCTCACCGAGGAGGCTCGGGTGTTTGCTGAGTCCCATGGCCTTCCCAGCCCTCCGGACGGTAGAGCTTGGGGGCACATAGCCAAGCGCTGCCAGCGTGACGGCCTGACAATCTCCGCTGGCTTTGGCGCTGCCAAGTCATCCAACGGATCACCCAAAGTTTTGTGGAAGAAAAAATGAACACAAACAAGATGCAGGAGTTTCTAGGGAAAGAATCCATCGAAAACGATGAAGGTTGGTCGGAGTTGGTTTGGAGGACGGGGTACAAAGCTGCGGTGGAGGATGCCATCGACATGTTTAAATCGCTGGGCAGGATTCCATTTGCAGCCGATGAGGTGGTCGCGCAGCTTGAGAAGCTGAGGTGAGATGCCCCGAATGCGGGACAAAGGTCTTTGACGTTCTGGAGACCCGTACCCGGAAGACGGACGGAATTGTTGTCAGAAGAAAAGAATGTGGCAACGGCCACAGATTCACAACCGAGGAGAGAGTCGTTGTATCGAAACCAAAAGCTATTAGAAGCAGTGAGAGATAGCCCGTGTCAGCACTGCGGGGTGAGCGATAACACAATTGTTGCCGCGCATTCAAACCAATTGATTGACGGCAAGGGTCGTGGCCTCAAGGCCCATGACTACCGGATAGCAGCCTTGTGCTACCGGTGTCATGCCGAGTTAGATCAAGGTGCGAAGATGTCCAAGCAAGAGCGTGTAAACATGTGGGAGGCAGCCCATCGATCAACGATAGGCTGGCTCTTCGAGAACAACATCATTGGACTGACGCGATAGTCTTCTTGATCTCTTGGATGTTTGAGGTGAGGGCGCTCTCCATCTGGCTTATCGCAAGCAGAGCGTCTCTCTTCTCATCTCCATCCATTGTGGAAGACCTGATGGCAACCTTCATCTCCCGCAGGTCTTTCATTGTCTTCTCGGTATCACTGACGTAATCCTTGAAGGCCAGAGTGCCTTGGTTCTTAAGCAAGTACTCCACATACTCTTCGGGTTGAGCGGTCTTCTCCAGCAGGTTCATTGTCCTGACGGTCGTGTCCACTGCGTCCTTGAGTTCGTAGTACTGAGTCACATACCCACGGGCCTCGGGATCGGAGGCAAACCTCTTGATGATCGGAAGCTGCTCAAAGCGCTTGGTGGGCTTTGGACTGTCCCCGAACTGATCCAGCACCATGTCGATGGTGTCAATCGCATACATGCCCATTGTCCCTGTGTAGCCCTTGATGATGTGATCCACCTTCATGGGTGACAGGCCCAGACCTTGGGCAAGCACTGTCGCAAAGTTGGATGTGCTTGGCCCAACCTGAAACTCAGGCTCGATGTCCTTCATGCCTTGACCAAGGATCGGGCGCATTGTGAACATGTTGTAGTCAACCACGGCCTCAAGTATTGGCTTGACGGTCTGCGGGATTGGGTTGAACGCAAACGTAGAGACTGCGGCTCGGATCATGGACTTTTGCAAATCCTCACCCGTGTCGTTGCCGAATGAGTAAGCCATGATCCTCTCAGGGATCACCTTGAACAACACACCCACCTCGAACGGGATTGGAATCTTCGCACCGATGGCAGGAATGATCCAGTTGTTGTCCTTGGTCTCTTGCTCCTGCTTCTTGTACTCCTCATCATCCGAGACCAGCATCCAGTACAGGCCCGACAGGGCCATCATGGTCATGCCACGCGCAAAGAACTGGCGCTGGATGGATGCAGCATCCTTGTTGTTCATGTTGCCTGTGGAGGCGCGGTAGAACAAATCCAGACCCTGCAGACGGGCGTTGAAGAACGGGACGGCAGCGGTCAGCACCCGGATCAAGGGAGAGCTTCCCTTGCGGTGGAAGTTCATCACCTCCAAGGAGCGGTACAGGGCTTCTGCCTCGTTGCCCGTATCGGCCAGCACACGCTCATAGATGATGGCGCGGGTGGCTGCATCGGAGGCTGTTGTGCCTTTGCCCAATGCATCCCAGACAGATGTAAACGGGCGCAGGACCAGCGGAGCTTTCTTGCCTGCTTTCTTGGCCAAGTCGTCCTCAAGTTTAAACCCGGACTTCTCGATGTTCTCGTTGAACTCGTAGCCACCGATGATGCCAGCGTCGAGCATGGCTTCAAAGCCGGGGGACGTACGTGCAAGAGCCTTGCCGAAATTGATGACCGTTCCTGCGATAGGCGTCATGCTTTGGCCCGAAGTCACCCACGCAGACAGTGAGTCACGCATCATGTTCGCCATCATGAACCCCGGCTCCTTGGTCACCAAGGTGCGCAGCCAGTCGGCTGGCGCAGACAGGAAGCCAATGAAGGGAAGCTCTGACTGATTCAAGCTCATCATTGCGTTTACAAGCAATGTGTCCGGCGTGCGGTAAGAGACAAGGTTGCCCTTCTCCAGCACATTGATGATGTCGGGGCCATTCTCTTTTGTGTTTAAACGCTCAGCCCCCATACCCGGTGCCTTGACCTGCACCGCCACATTGATTGCTCTTTGGGCTGCGTAGTTCTTCATGCCAGCCTGAATGGAAGACTGGGTGTTGCGCACCATCGTCTCAAGGAAGTCCGCAAGCGGGGCCTCATCAGCGACAGCGCCTTTGAGTTTCTTCGGAGGCTTGACACCAGATAACGACTGGAACAGGTTCGGCCCGAGAGTTTCATTCCCATCCATCTGGCGGTAGAAGGGAACGTAGTCTGCGTACTTGGTGTAAATCTGGCCGCGCTCTTTCGACAGCACGCCTGTGTCCACCATGTACTGAACCAGCCCGTTGTTGAAGGCGATCAGGTCTTTCTGAACGCTGACAAACTCAGGGTGCTTCTGCTCCAGAATTTTTGCAAATGCCACATCGGCGCTATCGATGCCGGTGAGCTTGCCTTCTTTGTTTAAACGTTGACCGCGCTTAACCATCGCCCAGTACTGGTAGCGCTGGTAGATGGCTGGATCACCACGCTCGGCCAAAGGGGCGAGGGATGCGATCAAACCTTTAACGCTCTTGTCGATGGTGGTGATGCCGTTACGCAGGACGGGGATGCCGCCGTTGCGATCATCAAAGCCCATAGCAGAAGCTGCAACACCAGCGCCAAGGTCAGACATCAATGCGGCAGACTCTGCGCTCTGATCTGCAAGCAATGCAGCCCCACCCATCTGCTCCGCCCGCTTCTTGTCGTAGATGGACATCTGGTTGTAGCGGTTGAGGTACTTCGCACGGAAGTCGGCAGCGCTGGTTGGCCGGATGGCATCAACAATGCTCTGGATGACTGTCTTGCGTTGCGCTCTGGTTGTGGTCTCGCCCATGCGATCCTGCAGATTCTGCGGGATGGTTGGCAAGCTGTACTTGATGTTCTTCGACTCGCGGCTGAAGTCACCCAAGTTGCCGGTGACAGACTTCACCTGCTCGGGCGTGTAAACAGCATAGTTCTTCGGAGAGTTGCGGCCCTCGCGGACGGTAAAGCCATCGTGGCCAAGAGCACGCAGAGCTTGCTGCACGCGCTTGTCCTCAATCGCTTGCCACAGACCTTGGGAGATTCGCCCCTTCAGTCCGCTGAGCCACTTGTCCGGGAAGTCTTGCGGATACTCTGTGTTGTTGGCAACCCACTGCATGACCCGCTCGACTTGATCTTGATTCTCAAAGTCAAACGGAGTCTCTGCCCGGGCGAACAGGGGCATGATCGACATGCGGGTAGGGGATAGGTCTAGCAGAGCGTCATAAACCTCTTGCTCGATGTCACCAAAGTCACCGTACTTGGGGGCCTTGCGATCAACCTGACGCATGAACTGCTCACCCTGCTTGGCGGTCATGGAGCCCTTCTTGACCTCGGCGTCCACGACCCGTTTGAACAGGTCCAGCTTTTCATCTTTGCTCAGGAGCTTCTCGTAAATCTCCTTGCGCAGGTTGTCTTCTGCAACGCTGCCAAAGGTTTCAGCCTCTTCCGGTGTTGTTGCAAGGAAGATGGCCTTGGACTGACCTGCGGGGGTGAACTCAAAGAACTCTCGAGCCGTGGCGTGATAGAACATCATCGGCTTGCCGTCTTCGTCGTTCCACTGGTTGCCTGCGATGAACTGTTTAAACTCATCCGTCTTTGGCACGCCCGCGTCTTTAACCGCCTCCTTGACCGCCTTGACGGATGGGAAGCCAACGTTCTTCAGGCTAAAGCGGATGTCATTAGACGCTTCTCCAGCAGAACTTCCTTTCAATGAGTTGTATGCGGCCACGGCATTGCCCATCGTTGGCCTAATTCCGGCTTCGGTAAGCATTTTCTTTACGACCGGAGGCCCAGCAATAATGTCATCCACTTTCGGGATTTTGCCTTCTGAATCCGTAAATCTGTTCAAGTAGCTTTCTATGCCTTCATCTTCAACATCTTGTCTCCAAACGGATATGGCTTGCTTTACTTGATCAGCAGTACTTCTTTTGTCAAACGCTCCGCTAAGTCCGGGGTTTCTATCACCCCTTCCAATCATTACATCTTGAATGCGTTTCCAAAAATCATTGATGGACTTTATGCCAATCCCGTCCATTCTTTTTGCCAAAATGCTATTTGGCTGCGCAATACGAAGACTCAGCTTGGCAACGCCAACCTCGGACTTAGGCCCAACATAGTTGACTGGCACGTTGTGGTTTAGGATGACCATCATGCCCATATCGGGTATGGCGTAGCCGTCATACCCAGCGTCAACAATCAGGCTCTCAAAATCGTTGGAGTCACCATTTGCCTCGCGGAACAAACGACTCATCTCTGGCCCTTGGCCAAGGATGTTGTCAAACTTCTGCGTGTAAACGTATTGACCAACGCCAGACTCCGGAGTTGGGGTTGAGCCGTCTGGCTTTGCAATGTAGAAGTAAGCACGTTTCTTGATGCGCTCGTCGTCTGACCGGTCAAGCCTACGGCGTTCTGCTCCACGAAGACCAGTGCCGTACTTGGATGCATCAAGCTCTGACACACGGGCTTTGCCGTAATGGGAGCCGTTGACGCTTATTGCATCAGGCTGCTTTTCTCCAAGCACAAGGCCCTCATCATCGGTAACGCCCTCATTCCACGTCCACTCAGGCATAAGCCCGGTTTTTTGGTCGGCAAATACGGTGTCTTCAACTTTTGCTGTGCGGTTGGCCTCCCCAGAAGGGCCGTAGTTGAGCCAACTGTTCTGACCCCGGGTTTCGGATGTGATTGCCCCCACTGCAGGCCCTGTAAACAGGCGCATGTGTGCCTGCCATGCATTCTCTTCGCCATCCGCACGGAAGCCAGCGCCCTCGATGCCATGACCAAATGCGTCATGCACAGCGCGGAACAAGTCATTCGCAAGAACAGGTTGCAGCGGACCATCTGGGCCACCGGAGGGCCACTTAAAGCCCGTATCAGCCAAGAGTGGGTTCGCCTCTGGGTTGAAGTCTTCGCTGCTCCCAAACCCATCGTTGGTTGGGAAAACGCCCATCTGCTTGTTGTCCTTGAGATCGCGCAATGCATTCCAAGGAGAGGAGGCGTATTTTTGATTGTCTGGTTTGGACATGTCCATAAACCAGAACTCGTACCCAGAGTCGAGCAGCGCCTCATACTGAGCCGTTGTCTGACGGATCAAATCTTTGTAGGCCTTGCGGACTTCAGGGTCTTGCGGCGCATGAGTCATTTCCTCATATGCCTGAGCAATGCGCCCCGCTCTCTCGGGGTCCACCTTTACATACGTTGCTTGTCGCTTGTAAGGGATTCCATTTTCTTTGGCGTATCGCTCTGCTGTTTCGACAATTTCTGGGATTGGTCCCGAAAAACCCGGGACTGATGGAGCGCCCTCAAGTGCCTTAATTTTCCGAGGCTCTCCCCGTCCTCCTCGCTCTCCTCGCTCTTCACTTTGCTTGATGGAGAGTTTGCCTTTTGGGCTGGGTCGAACGGCAGGTTGGTCAGGTCTAGTGGTTTCATTTGCTTCTCCGAATTTTTTGTCTTTCAGCTTTCCCTCAACTGCCTCAGCAGCAGGGCTGACACTCGGCGCACCGCTTCTTCCTCTTGCTTCTGCAAACTTCCTGCCTCCATCACTGAATCCGTAGGAGGGGGAGAGGACTCCCATTTTTGTGAAGAGTTTCTGTTCGTAGAACCAAAGGAGGGACTGGACTTGGTACGGCTTGATTCCTGCATTTTTTGCTACCTCATTGACAAGGGCTTTGACTGCTCTACGCTGTGGCTCAGTTGGGGCATCAGTGATTTTCTGATCAGGCCCCAACATCGTGCCAAAGTAACGATTGAAGGTTCGGGTCATCCACTTGTCAACGGTGACATCGTGAATGCCGTTTAGGTTGGCAACGAATGGACCAACCTTTGGCCCAAAGGCGTAAAGCCCCGGCTTTGTGTCGGTAAGCTTGCCTTCAATTCCTGACTTAATATTACCGTACTTTTGGCGGAAATCATTGATCTCTCTTACGGAGTGGTCGCCAAACAACCACTCCAAAGCCTTCTTTTGACCCATGTCTTTAACCATGCGATCAAGGAACTCGAGCTGAATTTTCTTGTTGGGCGACTGAGTGCCACCCTGCCATAAGCCACCCGTCTCTGGGTTGTTGCCGGGGATGTCTTTTGTTGCGAGGTAGTGCTCATACGCCTTTGCGGCAATAAACCAGTTATCACGGGCGGTAGTCTGCGGCGACATGATCCCAGCCATGACACTGAAAAGCAAACGATTCTCGGTCCTACCAAGCTCCGAAATAAACTTCTTGGTAAGTTTAAACGCCTCCTTGATGTCTTGCTCGTACCAATTCAAGCCAGATTTTTCCTGTGCCATTTGGTACTTGACTTCATCGGTGGCGGTCTTAACGGCACTGTCGAAGCTTTGCTTGTCGGTGTAGTTTAGTTTTGACCCGCTGCGCTCCTTAACCTGATCGTCAAAATACTTGCCAATCAAATCAACAGAAGGCTTGAGTTTTGTCGGCTCGGTTTCTCCTTCTTTGGGCGGACCTTCAAACTTTGCAACCTCTTCACCGCGCACGATAGGCAGACTCAGCTTCTCTGCGGAGGGAGTCTTGACCTTGCGGGACTTCAACTCACCACGCTCAACGCGCTGGAACACATCGTCCGCAGACTCAAAGCCTGCGCCGCGCAGGGCTTGGCCGAAGTTGGCAAAGAAGTTCTGGAGCTTCTTGAACAAGGCGGCGATCATGCCGGGAGGCGGCGTAGCGCCACGGGCGTAAGCGCCGAAGGCATCAGCAATGGCCTCTTCAACAATCGCCTCCTGTGAGTAGCCCAGTCTCTTGTAGGCATCCAGACGGCTCATTGTCTGAGGCTTGCCATCCACCTCGATCTCAGACATCTGATCTTGCAGGTACTCCTTGATCCACTGCTTGTTTGCACGCTCTGTCAGGGCGTTCCATTGCTGCGGGGTGAAGAACTGCAAGTCCTTCAGCGCATGCAGGGACTCATGGCGCAGGGTCTTAACTGGGTCTGCCTCTCTCAGGGAGATGTCAATCAGGCTGTCAAGGTACTTGCCACCTGCGTCGTTCTCAATTTTCTCAACAACGTTTAAACCTACATCCTGCAGGCCAAACTTGGCCAGCATGGGAGTTAACGTATTTTTAAGTTGCGTTACGCGGTCGTCGGTCTTTACGCGTGCCTGCTGTTCTGCTTGTTTAAACGTCTCAGGTTCTAGCTCGCGGAGTTTTACCTCTGCGTCTTGCAAGGTTGGGAACGCGCCAATCTCTTGGTCACCACGCTTCACAACGAAGTCACTCTGCACATCGGTACGAGTGCCAACGGGGGCAAAGCTCAAGGGCGAGGAGTAGCTGACGATCCGGTCGTTCAGCTCTTGAATCTTTTGGGCGGCTTCCTCTTCTCGCTGAAGAAGCGCGGCCTTACTCTGCACGTATTGATCTGTGTCTGTCTGGCCTGTGGCCTCGAGAACCTCAAGCTTGCGCTGCTCACCAAGGATGTCCTTGCTGATCTTGTCGGACTCCGCAATCAGACGGGCTTGCTCTTCAGCGCGAATCTCTGTCAGGGTCTGAAGCTTGGTCTGTGCTTCTTCCTGCGTTTTAACGGTGGTCAGAGGCTTGTCCGAGCCTTCGGCAAAGATGCCAAAGGACTCAGGCACATCCTGACGAGACAGTTCTCTGCGGGTTGCCGTGTAGCCGCCGGGGAATTCTGTGGGAGCCTCTGGCTCTTTGAAGTCTACCGGCTTGGCTTCGCCAAACTGCTTGCGGAACTCTTCCCTCTCTTGCTCAAACTTGTCTTGCTCCGCCTTGGGGGCAATCGTTGGGTCTGGCCGGGACAATGCTGCAATTGGGGCAGCACCCAAAGCGCCGGTTAAGGCCTCTTGAGTGGCAGCGCCAGCGACACCCTTGAAGGTGTCAACGTCATAGCCTTCACGCTGCAGGGCAATGTTCTGCGCCAAGCGCTCCTGTCCGCCTTGGGCGGCTTCAGGAAGCGATTCTTTGATGACAGCCTCACCAACCCTGCGGCCAACGCCTTGAGCGGCTCCTGCGCGTCCTGCCGGGGTCAGAAACTTTTCCACACCGGTACTACCAGCGGCAAAGCCAAGACCGCCACCAAGGGCAATCTGATCAAAGTTCCCGCCGAAGTAGGACTGGGCTGCGTCAGCTTTCTTCTTGGCAAGCTCTGGGTCTACGCCAGCTTCGATCTCAGCTTGGAGAACGCCGTCATAGATGGAGCCTTTGACAGCGCCAGCGCCTTGGGCTGTACCGATGACCTTGGGTGCTTGCTGGGCCACCGCCCGGATGGCAGCTTGCGAGCCAGCGGTTAAACGCATGGCCGCAGCAACAGGGGATGCAAGCATGGCTGGCAGGTACGGAACAAACGAGCCAAGGGCCTGCGCGGCAGACTGCAACGGAGCTTCAGCAACGTTTAAAGCACCAGCCTTGATCTCTTGGAGGATGCTGCCGGACTCTTCAGCAGCCTTCATCCGGGCGGCTTGACGCTCCATCTCGGCTTGACGTTCTGGGGTCAGAGACCTCTGGAGGCTCTCGGTAGCACCCTCGAGCTTGGACGAAACAATGTTTCCTGCGCCAGCGATATCAGTTAGGGCTTTGGTGCTTCCAGCGGCACCCATGCCAAACGATTTGGCTATATCACCAAGGGAAAACCCTGCATCCTTGACTGGAGTTGACTGCGGAATATCCGCATCCAAGGATGATCCGCCGTATTTTTGGGCCAGATCATCAAATCTTGATGCGCCGGTTTGAACTTGGCCTCCGCCATATTTTTTAGCCAGCTCGTCAAGATTCATTATTTCACCCCGGCTTCTGCCTTAAATTTGTTGGCCGCTTCTTGCGTTGGGAAAGTATATGTCTTTCCGCCAGCACTCACGGTGAACTGATTCCCGCCGCCAGTTTGAGCTCCGCCAGCAATGCCAGCTTGTCTCTTCAATGCGGCTAGCTCTGCACGTTTTTGCTCTCCGATCTTCCCGGGCATTCCTGCTGCGGCAACTTCGGCATCGGCAATCTTTTTCATCAACTCTACGGAGTAGGCATCGGGTTTGCTCTCTCCCTTGGCCCTTGTCATGGCTTGATGAGCTTTCACAATATCCCCGCCATTGGCGTCAATATATCCCTGCAAGAGGCGTGAATCCACATCGCGGCTGGCTTGGCCCGCAATTCTGCTGTTTTCAATCTGCGCGTTCTGCCTCAACTCCATGATCTTGAGGGCTTCTTGCTTAGCAAGCTTGAGCGCCTCCATCTCATTGGAGGTGATCTGTTTCGCAGCCTCGAACTGAGTCTTAAGGATTTGGTCGTACTCCTTCTCGCCAACATTAAACATGTCTTTTGCGAATGCGCGGGAGTCGTTGATCTTGCCCTGCTCTTGCTCAATGATCTTAGAGCCAAGGTCAAAGCGCTTCTGAGCACGTTGCTCTTCCAAGCCCTGAACACCACGGGAGCCAGCAGCGCCAGCCTCAAACGACGACATACCGCGAGGTGTGGCTGCGATCTGGCCGAGGTACTCCATGAGCTGGCCGTACGAGTCCTGCGGTCCAACCTGACGATCTCGCTCTGCCTGCAACTGCTTGATCATTGCATCACGCTGGGTGCTGTCAGGCTCTTTAATCATCGCCTTCATGCGCTCCATGGCGGCAATCCGTTCGTTCTCAGGAGACTTGTCAAGGAAGCTCTCCTGCATTTTGGCTGCTTTGGACTTCTCAACTGGCGCGGCTTGCAGGGCGGTTGGCATGGCTTGCTGAGCAATGGATGGGGCCGGACGGGGCGCTTGTGGCGCTGGGCGATCCACCAACTGCCGAATGCCACCCTCATACTGAGAGCGGCGGGTGGCTTGTGCTGGGTCGTAAGCGGCCTCCGCTTGCTTTGGCGCTTCGCCTTTGCGGCCCTTGCGCTCTTCCGCTTCAAGCGCTGCCAAGGCTGCTCCTGCCTGCGGAGCGCCTGCATCAACCAAAAATGCGGCTTTTTCCCGCAACTCAATAAGTTTCTTCTCGCGGTTCGCCTCGGCGTACTTCTCTTCAACACGCAGTGCGTTTAAAGCTTCTCTTACGGGGTCTGATGTAAACCCACCCATGCTGTCGCTGGCAGGCTCAGACTCTGGAACAGAGCCACGGTTTTGGAACGCAACAATGCCGCCGCCAGCAAGACCAAACTCTACAGGCAGCTCATCAATGCCTTGGGCGGTAGGTTGTGCTTCAGCAAACTGCGTCCCTTCGGGAACCGGGCCGGGGCCAGCTTGCTGCATCATGGCCTGCATGGCTTGTTGCTTTTGCTGGGCTTGAACTTGCTGGGCTTGCATCTTCTGACGCGCCTGCTCTTGCACGGACTCCATGACGGTGGGCGGCTTGCCTTGTGGCCCTTGCATCTGGGCAAGCTGGCTTAGGGCCTGCTGCTTGGCCATGGCGTCTTTTTCGTTCGTGACGATGTTTAAAGCCATCAGCTTTTGCAAGTCTTGGGGCAGACCGGGTTTGGCTTGCTGCTCTTGCTGGATGCGCTGCTGCAGAGGGGCTGGGTTGCCACGGTACAGGGAGGCGATGCCTTGGGCGCTGGGTTGACTCATGATCTGTCCTTATTTTGCGGGGGCTGCTGTCTTGCCACTCAAGATGTCCAAGAGCTGCTGTACTGTCGTGGCCCCGCCAGCAAACTGCTGCAGGTTGCTCTGGCCCGGCATGCTGTACGACTGCGCAGACAGCGGCATTCCCGAGAGCAAAGACTGCTGGAACTGCACCATCTTGAATGGGTTTAAACGAGCTTCTTCAAACTGAGCCTTGTCGGCTGCAATGCCCTCGGACTCGATGCCACGCTCCACAGCGCCAGCGTCAAGCAACCCACGAAGCCCTGCCTGCTCAGCCGTACTCTGTAGAGCACCAGCCTGCGCTTGAGCTTGTGCGCCTTGGATTCCCGTCTTCAAGCTGTCCAGCCCAAACGTAGCGCCAAACTGCGCCTCTTGTGCGCGGCGTGTTTGGTCGGCATTGAACTGCGCCATGGCTTTGTCGTATGCCGTGGCGTAGCCTTGGCCCAGCGCTTCGCTCTGTTTGCCCAGCAGGTTTCTGCGGCCTTCAGATTCCATGATGGCCTGACGGCTTCCGCCATATGCCCCGGCTTGTGTCAGGCGCGACGCATCGGACATGCGGGCAATATCAGCAACACGCTGCATCTCGGCCATCTGCGGACGCAGAGCGGATTCGAGATACGGGTTCATGTACTGCTGTGCAATATCGCTACCCTGTTGAGCACCCCGAGCCATTAGTCCGCCTTCTGGGATGGGCATCGTGGAGTAATCTGGCTTTGGCGGACGCATCACGCCGCCAGTCATCTCGCCATCTATAGCAAAACGCTCAGGGCTTTCCATGGGACCACGATACATCTTGTCCCGAATCACGCTGCTGTCGCCTCCACGGGGCATCGGAATAGGTTTGGTGTAGGTGCCCGTGGTCTCGTCAAAATCAGGCGTCCCACCTGTGTAATTGATCTGGTCTTCCATTGGCATTGGCGGCTGCTTGATGCGCTGTGGCCGTCCGCCAATCGTGATTGGTTCGTTGCCAAACTCATCAGCCCCGGTGGGGAAGTAGAGCTCCTCGCCCTGTGGCAATGGAGCAGGAGTTTTACCGCCAAACTGGCCAACGTTGCCGCGTGGCATTGGGATGGGATTGGATGGAGTGCCCATCGCGGCTGGCTGCTGAGGCATACCCATGCCGTAAGACGGTGCCACACCCAAACCGGACACATTGGCATTGCCAAAAAAATCCGTAGTCTGTGGGGTGTACCGCATGTTCGCAGCCAAGTTGGCAATACCGCCAGCCGTGCCAGCAGCCTGACCGATTGAGCCGGGTGTTTGAAGGTTGCCCGCCATACCAAACGCTTGCTGCTGCAGCCCCGATGCACCTGCTGTCAGCGGACCGGTGTATGCCTCATACGGCTTGTTGGCCTGCGCAGCGCCTTGGCCCAACATGTTGGTCACGTAATCGCCAGCCCAGTTGGACAAGCTGGACTCGGAGCCAGTTGCCCCGGCAGGGGTGGTTCTTGTTGTTGTTCCGCCTACTTGATATTTCTTCACAGAGCCTCCGGGCATAAATTTGTTGGGGTCAATCTGCTTGCCCTGCTCAGTGGTGCCGGTGCGCTCTTCACGAACACGGTCCATCATGGCGTACAACTTTTTTGCACCCTTTTCGGCGCTACCGCCACCAATTTTTTTGACCATCTCAGGGGAGATAAACGCTTCATCATTGGCAACACGGGCCTCTTGCTTGCCGCCAATGGTTGTGGGGATGGAATCGCTCATGCCATCGCCTTCACCCTTGATGGGCTCAGCGCCAAGGTTCGCAACCAACAGTTTCAGGCCAGCCTCGGAACTGCCGTTGCCCAAATGGCTCACCACATCAGCGGGGACGACGAAACCTTTCGGTGCAAGACCGCCCGCAGCAAGACCCACAGCAGCGCCGCCACTGGCGATACCTTCTTGCATCTGAGACCGGGCGGCTCGACGCGCCTCAAGCGCATCTGATTGGGCCTTGAGACGGGCAGCGCCCTGCTCTTGGGTTTCACCAGACATCAATGGAATGGTGGCGGGGTTGGCCAACGAAGATGTGTACGGATTCACATGCGGCTGGTCTTTGGGCGGCAGTATGGCTGCGTTGTAGATGGGGGCCACAAACCCGGGGGTGCTTTCCTGAATTGGAGCCGTGTTCTGCGATGAGGTTTCAAACTCTGGCTGGACATACGTGCCAGCCTCCATCTCAGCGCGGCGGCGCTGACGATCAGCCAGTTCCTTGTCTGCACGCGCTTGCATCTCGGCGTTTGTGAACATCGTGCCGCGAAGGGGATCGTAGCCACGAGTTATCCCATCCGCAGTTACGGTGTTGCCCACCCGTGTGGATGGGTCCATCGACATGGTCGTACCTTCCGGCAGGGAAGGTTTAAACGGATCAAACCTTTCACCAGTATCTCCGGCTCCAGTAACAAACCCGCTCGCATCCTTTTTGGGTGGAGGGGGTGTGTAGCCTCCGGTGGATGGCGGTGCAATATTAGGGAGGCCTCCGCCACCGGGAGCTGGCGAGGGAGTTGGTGTGGGGGTCGGCGCAATATCAGGAAGCCCGCCACCACCCGGGGTGGGGCTTACAGGTGGGCGACCATAGCTGGGGTTTTCATACGTGCTGGGGCGATTGAATGGATTGCTGGCAGCAGCCGCACGCAGCTCTTCCAAGGTCTTCTCGTTGGAAGAAACAACATTCCCTTTTTCGTCGCGGTATGTTGTGCCGCCGCCATAGTTGATGCCGCCCGAGCCGGGACGACGACCCACGGGAGGCGCAGTCAGCATGTTGCTCGTGGCCGTTAGCTTGGGGATTTTTCCTTGGTAGCCGGTGGGCGCGGAGCTGTTTGGGCGCGATGCCGCTAGCAACCCACCACCAAGAGCGGCCAACTGGGCGGGGTTTGTCAGAATGCCTTTGAGTTGGTTCCAAAGCGGCGTCCCGTAAGAAGCAATAATTTTCTCCATGGCGGCACGCGCCTCTGGAGTCATTGCACCCTGCAGCCAATCCGAGTAAGACTTGCCACCAGTAATTTCTTTCAATTCCTGTTCCGGGATAAGGCCCGCTGCCGTGTCTGCATCAGCGCCATCATCGCTCGGCGAAGGGGTGTCGGCCCCGTAGCCCGGAATTACAGTTTCCGTTACCGGGTACTCGCTCTCGCCGTTATCACGCAGCTCGCCGTCTTCATCAATGTAAAGCGCCATCTCAGCTCCTTAAAAGCCGCGCAAGTTCGCGGGCTCGTGTAGCGGTATCACCTGCCGGAGGCGCAGACATGGTGGTTCCAAAAATATCTTCCATCAATTGTACGTCTGCAGAGTTATCCTGACCAGATGACACAATCGTTGGTGCGGTTTGCTGCCCGCCGCCCAAAAGGGATGCAAGCTGGTTGATGTCGATGCCCTGCCCCGGCTTGGCTGGAGCCTTAACCACCCCCGCAGGTGGCTTTGCCGCAGCGCCCGGAGTTTTGGGGGCACCTGCGCCAGCGTTGTTCATGATCTGCTGGCCGGTCAGTGGCGTCTTGCTGTTCTGCATGTAACTGGTGTCGATCACCGTGCCGTCGGGCAAAGTCCAGTTGCCAGTGTCTGGGTCGTATTGGTAGTCGTCCATGGAACCAATGTTGGTCCCCGAGGTCTCATTGGTCAGATCGCCAAAACTCAGAGCACCGCCTTCATCCGGCATGAAGTGGCCAGTGATCTCGTCGAAGTACCCCTTGGTGTCCGGGGCATAGGTAGGCGGGGCAATATAACCCTCACCACCCGGGGCAAAGTACCCCTCGATCATGTCAGAGCTTTTGGGTCCGTCGAAAGCATCCTTTGGTAAAAAACCAGCGCCAGCCTTGATGATGGCCGCTGGGTCCTCGCTTTGGAGGGCCGTAACCATGCCAAGCGCCTTGCCGATGTCTTGCGTGGAGAACCCGGCCACCTCAGAAACACCAGCCAAGTTTGCCCCGCCGAGCGCAGCGCCCAGCAGGTCCTTGCTCTCCAGCGCCTTGAGCACGGTCGCAGCCTGCCGTACGTTGTTGAGTGTGTTTGCCGTCTCGACACTCGCCCCGAGTTTGCCAGCCAGCGGCACTGCTGCGCTCAAGCCAGACAGCAGCGCCTTTTCCCAATCGCCTTTGGATGCCGCATAGGCAGCATTGGCCGCAGCGATGTACGGACCGACGCCGGGGATGAACGGGGCAACCATGTTGACAGCGGGGCGCAGGAAGTCCTCACGAAACTCCATCCAATCGCTTTGCTTTGGTGTTGAATAGGCCACAGGCGTGCCATCAGGGGCAAACTGCAACTGGTATTCGTTACCATAACCCCACATGGCAGGAAGCTTTACAGCCGCGCCTGTAGGCTTGTGGTACAGCTCTTTCTTCCGAAACATTTCTGGAGTGTTATACCCCTCTTCCATGCTCTCAACTTCGCGCTGACCAAGATCGTAAATTGAGCCAGTGCCCGTCTCGGCCAGTCGGAACGCTGTGTCCCAAATGGCATCATCCGCCCCAATGTCGCCGCCATGCACCGGCACTTTGAACTTTTTTTGCTGGTCAAGCAGCTCTTGGTGGATAGCAATGACTCGATCTGCAAAGTCTGCGTTCTGACCTGCTTTTGCCCCCTCCTCTGGGGTGTATATGCTGCGAAGCAAGTCGGCTGTCATGTCGCCTTCGCGCAGGCGTTTTGCATATTCTTCGTACATATCAGACCTTCACTTTCAAGACGTTGGACGCCGTGGTGTCCCGGTATACGTCACCCACGCGCAAGTTGGCCAAGTCCGCCTGAGTTGGCAGCGTGTTGATGTCGATGTTTAGACTTGCAACATTGAGCTGCTGCACGGCATTGATCTGCTTGAAGAACAAGTTGAAGATGTTCTGCATCTGGTCCATGAACGCAGTTGTGTACTCCTGCGGTGCAGCAGTTGGCCGAGGCGGGGTTACGCGACTGAACATGCCCATGGTTATCTCCGTCCGTCAGGTCTGAGGTCGAGTCGGGGAGCCCCGAGCTGCCACGTCACGCCAAGCCCATCGCTCTCCACCTTCACAGACATCTGACGTGCCCGCACCCGGGTAAAAATCTGGCCGGTGAATTCTTCAATCGGCAGAACTGCGGTGCGCGTGATTGGCCTGTTGTTCTCACCTCCCACCGAAGGAGGCGTGGTGTACCCAGAACCCGAGTTCTTCAGAGGCTGCATGTACATCCGGGCCGTAGGGGACGCGGCGTCAGACCCACGGAACGTAATGTCCGGCAAGACGCGGTACAGGAACATGAAGTTGTGCCCGTCGTCCAGATCAAATTCAGCGGATGTGATCGTTGCCGCAATTGGCGTTGATGTGGCCGTAGAGTTGTCGTCCACGCCAGACTCATGGTTCACGATGTTGTTCAGGTAAGTCGCAGCAATCGGATAGTCCCGCAAGCCGGAATCCAGCCATGCCGAGCGACTCATGTTGCCGTAGTACCAGATGTCTTCAAGGTAGTTGTAGATCGCATACTTGTCCACCACGGTAGAGCCCGCCGAGCAGTAGAACCACCAGACCTCGTTGAAGCCCTCATTGGTGCCCGCGAACACCTGCGAGTACTGGTCTTTGTCAAGATCAGAAAAGATGTACTGGCGCAAGTCGCAGCGCAAGGTTTGGACTCGACCGTCGTACTTGTAGAACTTGTCCACACCCATCCAGAACGTGACCCCGGATGCGATAGTGACGGCGTTCTGACTGACGATGGAGGTGTTGTCGGCCAGCAATGTTGCGCCCCACACAGCAGGTGGCCCAAGGTATTGCATGGCGTACACAGCGTTGTCAGTGAACACAATGATCTCTTGGCGCGACTGGATTGCCGTGATGATCTCTGAACCCCGGGATAGCTGCAGGCTACCCGCTTGGTTTGTTGCTGCTGGCGTCCAGTTTATTGCGTCCTCTTGGTCGGACCAGCGGATCAACATCGGATTTTGGACGGCGCTTCCATAATCATTGCAGCCAAACGCCAGCACAAAGCGGCTCACGTCTGAGACCAGTATGGTGTTCTGCACTGTGGGCACATCCGAAGCGCCGAGCGCATCAGCCAAATTGGTTGCCCGAGTGCCAGTGCCAACCGAGGAATCCCAGTAGTAAATAGCTCCGCCTCGTGGCCCGAAGATCAGGTCTTCGCCAAAGTTGAACTGGCTCCACAGCCGCAGACTTTCCAGCGAGGTAGTTCCTGTGCCCCAAACACCAGTTCCCCAGCCGCCAGCGCCCCAGCCGACCACGGGAACAGCAAACTCAAAACCCGTATTGATCTGATACGCGGCAACAACTGATGCGCCGCCTCCGGGTGAGCCTGATACGTCCGTGGCGTTGGCCGTAGCTGAGACGGTGATGGTGTACGAGTTTGCATTCACCACAGTGACTTGGTACTCTGCGTTGAGAACTACATCCGTGATGTTGCCGCCAAGGCCCACGGCCCCGCTAAAGGTTACAAAGTCCCCGGTAAAGCAACCATGAGCTGTGTCTGTGACGGTGATGACGCTGGAGCCCAGAGTGGCGACAAACGGGTTGTTGTTGATGGTTCCGGGTGTTCCACGGATCGGCGTGATGTCTTTGTACGCACCGCCGCTCTCGATGTAGAACTTGAGGTTCGTACCCACGCCCAGCAGATTGGCTCCGCCCAGCGTCACCCAGTTCCACAGGGACCGGCACACGCCAAGGAAGGAGTTTGCCGAGATGCGCTCCCAGCCACCGATCTTTTCAGGCGTACCGGAGCGGAACCGAATCTTGTCGCACTCGTACCAACCAGCAGAATACGCGCCGTTGACCCCCGTGGGTCCGACATTCTCTGAAAGGTAGCGCGTGTTTTCGCGGCTCACCCCCGGGCGGAACAGTAATTTTTTGAGTGGCATCGTTTACCTCAGCTTTGTGGCATTTTCGCACTTAACTCAGGAACAGCGCAATCTCGGCTTCTCGGCGCTTGACCAGCCCGGGGAGAACCTTGCCGCCACCCTTGGTCCAAGCCCGGAACGCATCGGCTGCGCCATCCCAGTCACCTCGGTTTGCTTTCATGCGGATGGTGCTGCGCTGCAGGTTTCCTAGCCCGAAATTGAAGGATATAGAGACCAGAGCGTCAAAGCTGCCTTGACGCCCAACCACGCTGGGAACAAGACGAAGAACACCCCGTTCAAAATTTCCGACATCAACTCGGAATAGTTCGTCAATCTCTTCTTTTGTCCAGACACGGTTGTCCTCCGGTTTCAGTGGGAACTCACTACGGATCATGGGGATGTCCTCTTTGGTCTTGCCCGGTGGCCGGACCATGGGAAGCCTGATCTGCTCTTGGTACAGGACGTGGCCGTAGCCAATCGTCCAGATGTGCGCTGGGCAAAGGTAGGGCCGAGAGCGCTTGCCCTCGTACCGGTGCATCAGGTCTTCGCCTGCCCTGCTCAGTTTCACTTTTTGCTCCAGCCGCGAGAGCCGAACCAGAAACCGATGATGCCGCCCAGCATTGCCATTTCGTCAGCGCTGAAGATCAGGTCGGCGTACTTGATGACGTCATCAATGTTGGTGATTAGGCCGGGGTGGTTCCACAGATACCAAGCCATGAAGGCGTTGATCAAAACCAGCTCCAGCACGAAGATGTAGGTCACCGTGGGGCGAACAGTGCCCACGTAGTTGGAAACCCATGTGGAGGCCTTCTCAAGCACCTTGGCGTCATGCTCAAGAGCCGCCTCGGTCATCCGGGCGTCAGTCTCCATCTGGACCTGATCGGTGCGGACCTCTTCGATCTTCAGTTGGGCGGCAAACCCCTGCGCAGCCATAGCCAGCTCACGTTCGTTTTGCAGCGCGGCCAGCTTCAGCTCGTGCGCTTGGTCAGCCTTGTTCTGGAAGTACTCCAGCAGTTTCGGGAGACCGGAGATCAGCAGACCCCCAAGAGTTGAAAACAGTGAAAGCATCAATGACCCCTTTTAACAAGCATGTTTGCTGCAATGTCCAGCATGGAGTGGACGTGCTCCATGTTCTGCGGCTGCTCTACCCAGCCAGCCGTAATCTGCCCAATGAACCTGCTGCGATCTGGCGGTATGCTGATACGGCAGGTGAACGAAACGCCCTGCGCAATATACCAAATGCCCAACTCCGACTGCGCCCTCAGATATGGACTGCACGGCGTCTCACCCGCCATCAACTTCACCACGTCGTTGTTGTTTGCTACGTTCGTTGTGAACAGGCCAACATCCAAACCTTCCATCTCCTTACTGCGCCCGTCCTTGGTGTACAGGCGGTACAAGACCCGTGTGCCAAAAATTGGGTTGACCTTGAAGATGGCAACAAACTTGGCGTCGGTCTGTTTGAACAAAACACTTGCCGCATCGTCAACCCGATCTTCGTGGATCACGGGCATCTTCTTGTTCTCTTGGTATGCACCAATCAGCACCGTCTGGTTCTGCCAGACAAAGTACCCGGCAAACGCAACCAGACCCATGACGAGGATGGCGACCAGCTTAAAGGGTGAATCGACATAGGCCAGCACCTTGTCCAGCACGCCGAGGGCTTTATCGCCAGAATCCGCCATTCAAACTCCAGATCAACACTTTGGCGCACCACACCGCCAGCCCAACAAGAAGGGCTGCGGCAACGAATGCTACAGCCCAATCTTTCATGGCGCTGCAGGGGTGACCGTGCTGGTCGTTGTGGTGTTGGTGCTGGTCACCACAGTTGGTACAGCCGTATTGTCAGTAATACCACCACCAGCCAAGCGACCACTGTTGCCAGAGTTTTGACCACTGTTTGCTCCAATCGAGTAAGTACCTGCACCGATCACGCCGTTGCCGCCGATGGTTGTCACGTTGGCCGCTGGCGCTTGAATCTGCGAGGCGATGCCCACAAACGCTGCATTGGTGCTGACACCCAGAGCTGTTGCATTGTCAGACTGACGCATACCCAAGCTGGTCTGTTTGTTCACGGTGTACACCTGCCCAAGCGTTGGCAGCAGCAGGCCGGTCCACTGCATGGCGTAATCAGCCCACGACTTGGGCGCGTTGATCTGAGCGTTCTGCTGACCGCCACCCATCTGCAGGGACATAACTGCAGCGACTTTGGCTGTGGTGTCGCCTTGCTTGGCAATGTCAGCCAGCGCTTGGTAACGGGCAGTTTGGGCTGCTGCTTGCGCTTTGTGGGCGTCGGCATAGGCAGCGTATTCAGAGCTGGTTGCGCAGCCGGTCAGGGCCACGGAACAGACGGCAAGAGCAAGCAGTTTCATTTTGGCTCCTTACGGGGTTTCGTTGGCTGCTGCGGGCGTGGTCAGGATTGCGCTGGCCTCGGCTGTCGTCAAGCGGAACACCTCGGGGAACAGGGCGTTGGTCGTCATGTTCACGTAGTTGATGGTCTCTTGCGACTGAAGGTTCACCTCTGTGACCACACCAAGACGGTTGTTGCCTGTGATGATGATGGAGCGCAGATCAAAGATTGCGGAGCCAGTCACGCCCAGCGACTCAGCGTATGCTGTATCAGTCAAGAACAGCGTCATCAGGTCGTACTTGGTGCTCACGCCGTTGGCCGTGATCGGGAAACGGTTCTGGAATGCGTTGCGCGTGATGACCCATGTGTCTGGCGCAGGTGGGGCGGGTGGAACCACGGGAGCTGTAAAGGCCCCGCCGCTGTAGCTCCAGCCAATACCCGGCTGCGGATTCATGCTGGTGATGTTGACCACGGCCTGCCAGTCGGAAGCAACCGAATCGGCCCAAGCCTGATCGGCCTCGGCAATGTTCTCAACAAGATTATTTTTGATAAGTGCGTATTGCATGTTCATTCCTTATTCAAACCACCAGACACGGACAAAGCCGGAACCGCCAGCACCGCCCGAACTAGCGGAACCAGCTCCGCCACCGCCACCACCAGTGTTTGCGGTGGCCGCGCCGCCTGCTGCGGCCCGGTTATTGGTTCCGCCACCTGATGCGCCACCGCCACCATAGTTTGTTGCACCGGCTGATCCAGCGCCAGCACCGCCACCACAAAAACCATAAATGCCAACCCCGCCACCTGAGATTGAATAGTTTCCGTCATTCCCCCCTCCAGTACCCCCTCCAGAACCACCTATAGTGCCCCGGCCACCAAAACCCACTGCGCTCTGGCCCATCCCGCCGCCACCACCTGCATAGCTACCCCCATTGGAGGATGAGCCGCCGCCGCAGCCGCCGCTTGTGGGTGCTGTCCATGGCGTGGAGTTGTCGTACCCGCCGCCGCCGCCGCCGCCAGCAACAGAAAATGCTCCAAACGAGCTGGTTCCTCCTGTGCCTCCTGTGCCCGCGCCACTGCCACTAGCGCCACCTCCAATAGTTACCGTCTGCGCAACTGTTGCGGTTACTGGCTTAATAACCAAACCACCACCACCGCCGCCACCACAAGGAGCGCTAAGGTTCGCGCCACCGCCACCGCCGCCACCGGCAGCGACCATAGCCCAAAGCTGCCCACCGTTGGAGACAAGCGTGGCAGAGGGCGTGAACGTGCCGGAGCCTGTGAACTCTTGGTAGCGCAGCTTGCCGCCGCCACCGCCAGCAAAGGGTGCAAATTGAGAGAGATTGCTCATTGGAAGGGTCCTTTCTTGACCTTGTTAGCCAATTCAGATGTGGAAAGATTCTGACTGACAACCCAGCCAGCCGAGGTATTTGTGTAGACCAGCGCAAAGATCATACTTGGCACATCACAGGTCATGTGCTCCTCAAGCCCCATGATCATTTTTCCATTGCGGTGAATGATCAATGGATGATAAATCCAACTCCCGAAATAGTCACTGACAATCAGCTTGAAGCCGTCTCGTGGGTTGGGCGGAAGCACCAGCATGCCTTTTTGCATGTTTGTGTCCACGTAGTAGCTGCGCTCGTGCTCCACGTATTCGTAGGCGTACTCGTCACCAGAACTGATGTGAAACTTGGACTCGTCTCGAAACAGAAGCCATGGCTGGAAAGACGAGGCATTGCGCAGCGTCTGCTCCACGGTGATCGGAGCATCTGGGTCCGGCGTGTTTAAGTCGAGAATGATGGCGCTCATGGCAGCAGCACCCACCCGCGAGTTGCGTCAGCGTAGACCAGCGTGAAGCCAGCGCCGTCAAGGTCCACCGTCAGGTCTTCGGCCAATGCCATGATGGGCTGGCTGTTGCGCCCGATGACCGCAGTAACGGCTCCCGACATGTTGCTCACAGCTACCGTGTTTCCCGCCGTGGGGGAGGCAGGTAGGTCCAACGTCAAAGAGGCCGTGAGCACATAGATGCGCGAAGCCACCGCTGTGGTGTTGGTGCCGATCACCTGCACGTTTTGTGTGATGACGGGCTGGGGCAGTGGGAGGCCGGTCAGTGTGGTTTGCCCTGTTCCGCCGTTGGCCACCGGGAGAGTGCCGGTTACTTGCGAAGCCAGATTCACCCCAGACAGCGTGCCGCCAAGGGTCAGGTTGCCTGTGCTCGTCACTGTTCCAGTCAAGGTGATGCCGTTGACCGTGCCTGTGCCGCCGACCGAAGAAACCGATCCTCCGCCTGTGCCTGCGCCGATGGCTGTTCGGAAAGCTGCAGCGTCAAGGGCGGAAACAGTGTTATCCGCATTGAAGCGGGGAAACGTCACTGCGCTCGGGTTGGTGATCGTGAAGAGGTTGCCGCCCAGCGTTGTTGCGCCGAAGTTGGTCCGGGCCGCTGATGCAGTTGTTCCACCAGAGCCGCCAGAGGCAACAGGAAGGGCTGTGCTCAAGGTCAGAGAGTTCAGCCAACTGACCTGAGCGCCAACGTCCGTGCCGTTGTTGTACACCACCGTGCGCGTGCCTGCGGGGACTGCCACGCCGGTCTGGCCGGAGACCTTCACGGTGACCGTGAAGCTGGAGCCGTTGATGATGATGTAGGGCTTTTGGATGGCTGGGACGTTGATCGTGCCCGCAGCAGACACCGCGCCGGAGGCAATGTTTAAACACAGAGCCCGAGCATCTTGAGCAACAGGGGGGCTAAGGTTGATCAGCGTCAGTGTGCAGACGTTGGCTGTGAAGTCGCCGGAGTCCAGAGTGGCCATGCCCACAATGGCCTGCTCGATGGCGGTTCCAATGTTGGCGTTGGTCGTGGTGCCCCAAGTGCCTGATTGCTCACCGTTGCCGATCAGCTCAAACTTGAGGTTGGAGAAGGTGCTTGACATATTTTTCCTTTAACCGCCCGGGGCGACGTTCCAATAAGCAGTTGTGCCGTCATGATACGCACACATAAGAACAATCGAGCCCACGTTGATGTTGCAGGTCATGCTCTCGTTTAAATTCATGATCCGAGCGTTGGTGTTTATGCCAACAGTGAAGGCGGCGCTTGCCCACGTCAGCAGCAGGTTGTTGATGACAATCACATCGCCCTGTGCTGTGTTTGCCCCCGTCGGAACATACATTGTGATTGCGCCGCCGCCCGTGTAGATGGAGTAGATGTTACCCGCCACCATTGTGCCGCCGTTGGACTCCCGGTTAAACACAGCGCGATTGAGCACGACGTTGAAGTTTGCCGGGGTGTAGTAGCGCAGGTACGCATCTTGTGATGCATAGATTCTGCCAAGCGCCGTCCTAGAGTTGTCGCCGGAAATTGTGTTGATCCAGCCAAAGTTTGCGTACCCGTTACCATCAGTGCGGACGATCTGGTTGGCTACGTTGTTGGTTCCAGTGGCAACCGCCAAACCACCGGCTGTTGTTGCGTTGTCCGCCAGTCGAGCGGAGTCAACACGCACCCCGTAGGTTGAGGAGCCGTTCCACCCCATCAGTGTTGGGTATGTAGATGACCATGCAACTGCTGCGTTAGTGTTGTTTACCGCTCCGCCGCTTGGGGATGTGCTGTTGGATGCGTCAAAAATGACGTGCCCGTTGGCGTAGTTTTTCCACGCCAGCATCCCAACCACGTTACCAAGAACTCCGGTGCCGCTCCAGTTGCTTTGGCCACTGGCTAGGGTTGTGGCCGAGCCAGCAATGTTCATCGTCTGGCCACTGATGAACGTGGCAATTGACGCAGCAGTGCCGGAACGCAGGTAGCTGTCCCCTGCCTTCACCATCACAGCAGTGACGCCAGAAGCCACCGAGTTGTCTGTGGAGTTGAAGTAATTGTTGAAGATGTACCCGTTACCGTCCCGAGCCACGATTGTGTTGGCTGCCCCTGCTGTGGATGTCGCGTTCGACGTGACGGTGAATGTCGCGTTGCCTGACTGGTTGGCGGTGAATGTTTGCGAACCCGACAGGCCAGTGCCCGACACGTTCATTGTCAGGGTGCCGTTGTTCACGTTCGATGCCGTGGTGGCCGTTGTGGCGTTGCCACTCAAGCTGGCGGTGATGGTTCCTGCACTGAAATTGCCGGAGGCGTCGCGTGCCACAAGGGTCGAGGCAGTGTTTGCGTTTGTTGCGTTTGTGGCAATCGTGACTGCGCTGGAGCCGTTGTAGCTCGTGCCGGTCAGGTAGGTGCCGAACGTCAAGGTGTTCAGGTTGCTGCCCAAAGCCACCCCCGAAATCGTGCCAGCACTCCATGTAAACGCTGAGCCGTTCCAGTTCAGGACTTGGTTGGAGGCTGTTGGGGCGGTAATGAAATTTGAGATACCCGCGCTGGTCTGGTATGCGATCCGGTTGGCCGCGCCGCCCGCAAGGTTGGTCGCTGTGGTTGCGCTCGTTGCTGCACCGCTAAGTGTGGCCGTGATGGTCCCTGCGCTGAAGTTGCCCGAGGCATCCCGTGCCACGACCTTGGAAGCAGTGTTGGCGTCAGTGGCATCCACGGCAAAGGTGCGAGCTGCGGAGCCATCAAACGTGCCGCCAGAAGTCAGGAACGTGCCCGCCGTCAGGGCGTTGGCCACCGAGCCAGCAGAGCCAGAGATGTTGCCCGAGACCGCTGCGCCTGTGATAGTGATGGCCGTAGGTGTTACGCCTGTGACTTGACCCTGTGCGTTCGTGGTGATCACCGGGACAGAAGATGCTGAGCCGTACGTTCCTGCAGTGCCCGTATTGGTGATGCTGAATTGTGTGCCGGAAAGAGTCAGGCCTGTGCCTGCGCTGTAAATCTGCGCCGAGCTGATCTGGGCAAACGTGATGTTGGTTGTGCCAAACGTGATGACGCCAGTCGTGTTGCAGGTGTAGGTCTCGCCTGAGCCTGTTGCGCCTTGCTGCACAAAAACAGTAGAGCCTTCGCTCAAGCCTGCAGCACTGTTGATGACGTAGGTGTCCGCATCACTGGAGCGAGTCAAAATCCAGTTGGTCGAT